GCAGGAACGGCGGCCATGTATACTTCGGAGTCCCGTCCTTATGCAGGAGGGGCTCGCCACCCCGCACAATGGGCTTCTGGCGCACGAACAAAATGGTTTCCCCTTCCGGGGCGATGTTGGTAAGATACTCGACGAATCCTTGCATTGTCTTCTCCAGTGACTCTTGAGCCCGGCCTAACCCGCCGGGCTTTTTTATTTACCGTATTGCTCCATCACCTTGACTTCGGCGTTGAGCGGAAAGCCTTGCGCCCATTCGGGCGCAGTGCACATGCCCTCGTGTAATCGTTCGGCTACAAACTCGGCTGCCTCGTTCGCACATTCAATAACGATTTCGTCGTGCACGTGCAGCACCACTTTAAGCCCTTCACGATCCAGTTGCCTCAAACTATGGCGCAGCAAATCATTGGCCGTCGCTTGGGTGATGTTCTCGCACGCAAGCCCCTTCCATAACCTTGCGCGCGGCCATTCTTTGGCGTCCTGTGCAGGCTTCCATGCTGCCTTCAGATACGTCACGCCCTCTTCTTCCAAGCGGGCGAACGGATAACATAGAACGCGACCCGACGGCAGGCAATACCAAAGATGTTGGCCGTCAAACATATACACCACGCGGCCAGCACGAAACTCCGTGTTGACATTTCGCATGGCGCGGGTGTAGGCGTCCTCCAGCTTCTGCCAGTAGCGCACCGCCCACGGGTTGGCACGACGCCAACGATCCACGATGCGCTGCGCCTCGTGTTCGGTCATGTGCACGCCGTAAGCGCGGCCCATGGCGCTAAACGCACCGATACCGCCCGCGAAGCCAAGGCTCAGGATGGCGACCTTGCCGATCTGGCGCTGATCACCCGTCACCGCCTCGGGTGTGGTGTTGTAGATGCCGGCGGCTTCACGCTTGTAGATGTCACCGCCCGCGCGGAACACATCCAGCACTTGCTCGGCGAGCGGGTCGGCAGAGAGCCAAGGCGTGGCGCGGGCTTCTATCGCTGCCCAGTCGGCCACGACGAGAACGTGACCTCGGGCGGGTACAAGGGCGGGGCGCAGCATTGACTTAAGAACGTCTGTAATGCGTTTGCCGAATCGGGGCACGACACTGTGACCGCGTACCAAGGCTTGACGAGCTGCTTGTGGCTCATCGCAACATTTACGCGTAAAGTTATGGACTTGTGCTCCGTAGCTTGAAGCACGTCCGGTGGCACTTCCACCAGCAAATACAAAGGCTCCCCGGACACGGCCATCCTCCACGTCAGCTAACTGCTTCAGCCGACTGAACTTAGCCACCGACGAGGCCCAAAGGTCATCCGCGCACTGGATGACCTCGGCCACATCGGGCGGCACTTCGTCGGGGTTGTCCATGGCGAGCAGGTTGGCCCGCACGGTCTTGTCAATACTAAACTTTTTATCGCCGTCTTTGTATACCGTCATCAGCTTCTTGGCCTCGGGGCCGACTCGCTCCAGCACCCACTCGCGCATCTTGGGGCTGCGGACGGTAAGGATTATTCCTTTCGTCACCTCGGCGACGGTCTGTTCAATGTCCTGCAATTCAGATTCCGCGTAGCGGATCGCCGCCTCACAGAGCGGCACATCGACGCCGACACCACGGTCGTTGATGCGCTCGTTGACGTGGTAGTCCGCGAGCTCCGTCTCGGATAGGTCGCGCATCGCCTTGCTGATCTCGCGCATGGCGCGCACGTCCTGCTCGCAGTAGGCGACCATCTCGGCCATCAGCTCGGGATCGTTGCTGAACGTACCGTCAGGCCGTGGGATCGAGAGCTGGCGGATTAACTGCGCGCCGCGATGGTCTTTCTTCATCTTGGATGAGAGCGCACGGCCGATGTCCTCAAGGCTGCCAGGTAGGCAGTTAGCCCGCGCCTGCGCCGCCGTGCAGTAGAACTGCTCCAGCAGATGGTTCGTCTGGCAGACATACCAAAGGATCAGCCGCTCAAACGCAGCGTTATGCGCGCGGATCTGTCCTTTGAAGTTAGCCACGCGCTCAGGGAACGGATGCTTCGGCAGCCACGTCACGACGGGCTCGTCGTCAAACGCATAGGACATGCAGAGCACCTCAGTGCTCATGTCTTGCGCGTAGTTGTAGACGCCCTGCGTCTTCAGATCGCAGCGGCTGCGCGTTTCAAAGTCTAGCCAAAGGATTGCCATTGTTCTGCCATCGCCTCTGCAATTCCAGTGTAGGTTACGCTGCGTAGTTTCCATCTGTCAGCAGACGGCGGCAGCTTATTTTGTCCGCTTGCGGTTTGGTTTGCGCGTCTCGCTTCACGGCCGCCAGGTAGCACATCTGTCGGGATTAGCAGCGGCAGGTTTTTTAGCCATAAACACGTCGCTTTAGACGCGTCATGCCCAAACTGCCACGGCTGAATGATCTGATCTGGTTTACGTACACGAGACGAGATGCACCCAATCGGATTCTCTAATGCAATATGCGGGATCGGCGCGTTAAGAAGCGTATGCACAAACAGCAGCGCTTCTTCGGTTTTCTTCGCTCGACCCGGCACACGCTTGTTCCAATGCAGTCCGCTTGACGCCAGATACGTGCAAGGCGGATGCGCGATCATCAGATCCCATCCGTCATCCATAATATCCAGCACGTTGCCTTGATAGTGCGGCCCCGGCGCTTCCGTAGGCAACAGATCGCATGACATGGCGTCATGCCCGCGCTTGCGGAACGCATCCCGAACCGCACCAGAGAATTCACACGCTATGAGTACACGCATAGAAGATCGGGGGCCGTTGCCGGCCCCCTCTCCATTAGGCAGCGCGACGCCGACGCATGGTAGCGGCCGGTGGCGGCTCGTCGCCTTCCGGCTTCGAGTCACCCGCACCGTCCATCGACACCCACTCAACAACGTCAAACACGGGAGTAAAAATTCTCCCGTATGACTTATGCTGGTAGTGCTCCTTCTTGAGCACGACGACCGGCACCGGCTTGTCTTGGTTGGTCTCAACCTGAGCAGCGATGGCTGCCGCCAAGGTCTGAACCGAGCGCTTACCGCCGACCGAAGTCGTCGTGTAGCGGCACTCAAGACCAGCGTCCTCACCGGAGATGCACTTGAGGCTCATGCCCACCTGCGTCTCCCAGCCCTTCTTGCTCTGCGGCGGGGCAGCGTCGAGCTCTGGCAGCGGCTGAGTCACCGATACCATCTTCTCGCCGAGCACCTCACCGTCGCCCCAAGCAATGAAGCCGTGGACGAACGAGAAAGGATTGACCGCCCACTTACTGCCTTCTTCGACTTCGGTTTGATCCGCGCCAAAGACCCAGTGACCCGTCTTGTCCATCTTGAGGATGGCCGTACCCACCGCGCCGACTTCGGCTTGGATGGAACGCAGGGCCGTGGAGAGGGAAGAAACGGCAGGCAAGCCCGCCTTGCTGAACGTAGTGATGTTTGACATTACTGTACTCCTTACACAAGTTTAGAAAGGGCCGCAGTCAACTGCGTCCCGATTTGCAACACGGCGGGCCGGGGATCGCTCTCCGGCGCCAACGTGGTGCCCGACGAGACAGAGACGACTTGACCTTCCGGCAGGCCGAGCTTCAGCTTTTTGAGCTTCTTCTCCGCTTGTGCCGGCGAGATCAGACTCGTCTCCGTCACTTCTGTGATCGGCAGCAGGGCGCAGAGCGCCGCTTTTGCCGTCTCCTCATCGCGCCACTGGCGAGTGGCACGCTTCTGCACGAGCTTGTAGCCCGGCACGGGGTTCCCAGACTCTAACACTTGCAGCGCAAGGCCGCGTAGGTCAGAGATCCAACTTTCTAGCACATTCGCACGCTCAAGCATCTGCCCGAGTTGCGTAGCGTCCAGTTCCTTGACTTGCTGTTGCAGCGCGCGATCCACCGCGCCCGTCATCACCGGGCATACGGGCTTCGCTGCACACCAACGGCAGTGATCGCCAGCATGGAGCGGGGCGTCGGGCTTCTCAGACTGCTTGACTGCGTAGATCAGCTCACGCTCAAACTGGCGGATGCGGTCGAACGATGCCACCCACCGCTTGACGTTTGGCGGCTGAACGATGATGCACTCAACGTCTTTCGCGCCGTCAAATACCCACGCTAACTTCGGCGTGCGAATCGCCGCCGCAGCATAGAACATGAGTTGCGGATTTTCCTCAGCCTCGACCGCAACGCCGTCGCCGAATTTCCAATCCAGTATAACGGCACGATCACCGATACGGCCAATAAGATCACAAGAGCCAAAAACACCCGGAAGGACTTGGCCGAAAGAGACAACCTCTTCGACCGAGAATTCCAGTTCGTGGGTTGGGTCGATTTCATTGAGCGCCTCCATAGCAGGCTGCACCTTGTCTACGACCAGATCCGCAGTGAGGAATGTGCCGTTAAACTCAGTGCCGAGCAGTTGTTTGATTTCTTTGTTTTGCCCGAGGACTTCGGCCATCACGTTGTGCAGCAGCGTACCTTCGTCGGCGTACTTGCTGGATGGTTTTGGCGGGACTTTCTGGCAGAGGGCAACGCTGCCAGGGCAGTTGATGACGCGCTTGGCCGTCGATCCGCCCACAATATTGCTATGACTCATACTGGACTCTCCTTTAGATCACTTGAGGCCAGAATAAGACGGCCGAATAGGCTTGTCAACTATTCTTTTGTGCCGTAGGATTCACTCATGCGCGAGAAAACAATTGAAGAGTATTTGACGTGGGCCGTGGAGCGTGTCGGGGGCGTGACGTTTAAGTTCCGCTCGCCGTCGCAGCGCGGGGTGGCGGATCGGATCGTGTGCCTGCCCAATGGCGACACATGGTTCATAGAGCTGAAGACAGACGGCGGGCGTCTCTCACCGTTGCAAAAGGTCTTTGCGTCCGTCATGGCGCAGACGAAGCAGAAATACAAGGTTCTCTGGTCAACCGAGCAGGTCGATGCTTTCATTACGTCCGTATCAAGAGACCGCTGCTGACTTCCTCTACGAGCGCGACCGCGCGATGGTGCTGGCGCCCGTAGGCGCTGGTAAGACGGCGCTGACGCTGCGGGCGATGCAGGACGCACTGCGCGAGGGCGTCGTCACGCGCTGGCTTGTCGTCGCGCCGCTGCGGGTGGCGCAGCACGTCTGGCCGGTCGAGGCACCCAAATGGGCACCCGATTTGACCCTATCCGTAGCCGTTGGCTCACCGGCGTGGCGCATGAAGGCGTTGGAGTCCGACGCCCGTGTGGTGGTCATCAACTACGACAACCTGCAATGGCTCGCCAAGCAACGGCTTGACTTTGACGGCGTGGTGTTTGACGAGCTGACGCGCCTGAAGAACCCCTCTGGCGTGCGCTTCAAGGCGCTGCTCAAGGTGCTGGACAAGGTGCCGGTGCGCTGGGGGCTGACCGGATCGTTCACGTCCAACGGCCTAGAGGACGTGTTCGGGCAGTGCAAGATCATTGACCAGAGTCTGCTCGGGCGCAGCAAGGGCGCCTTCTTGCAGCAGTATTTCATTTGCATCAACCGCGAGTATGGCGAGTGGACGCCGGCGACAGGCGCGCTGGAGCAGGTTATGGCGCGCATCAAGCCCGCCACGTACGTGCTGGAGCCAGGTCAGTACAAAGACAAACTGCCACCCGCCCACGTCGTGCAGCTACGCACCGAGATGGTGGATCGGGAGCCGTACGAGAAGATGAAGCGCGACTTCCTCGTGGAGTTTCCCGACGCGACGGTACTGGCTGCCAACGCAGCGGCCGTCACGTCCAAGCTACAGCAGATGGCCTCGGGGTTCGTCTACGACACGACCCGCACGGCGTCCGCTCGACCGGGCAAGTTTGACGTAACGCAGGACGCTGTGTGGTTTTCGCACCACAAGTTTGACCTGTTGGACGAATTGCTAGAAGAAAACCAGCACGCCAATACGATAATTGTTTACAATTACAAGGAAGAGCTGGCCGAGTTGCAGCGGCGATACCCCAAAGCGCAGACCATTGACGTGCCGGGTGTCATTGACAACTGGAACGCGGGCAAGGTCGAGCTGCTGCTGATCCATCCGAAGTCAGCGGGGCACGGCCTGAACCTTCAGCACGGCGGCTGCCGAATGGTGTTCCTGTCGCTGCCGTGGTCGCTGGAAGAGTACGAGCAGACCGTCGGGCGACTGCACCGTAGCGGGCAGACGCAGGACGTGTGGGTGTACATCTTGCTAACTAACAAGACGATAGACGAGAAAATCTGGGCGTCGTTGCATGACAAACGCGCCTTATCTGATGTGGCTATGTGGGAGTTACGATGAACTGGCGCGAACTAAACGCACAACTGAACCAAATGACTGAGGCTGAGGTCAAAGGCCTGCTTGACGTAGAGCTCGTAGAGCGGCGCCGGGTGACGTTCGTTGAACGTCTACACCAGCGCTACTGTGCTCTGCGTGCCATCCGTGAGCGCGCAGAGATGATGGCCTTACTTGCTCCGCGAACGCAGGAAGCGTAAGTAGTCCGCCCCTTCCTCGGGATCCCACCACACCTTGACGAGATCAGGGTGCTCTGGCGGCAACTCGGGGTTGATGGTCGTGACCGCACAGGGCGACAGCGCGTTGTCGCGGAAGCCCTTGTCCTTCGCAAAGCGGTCATAGACCTTGTAGCTGGCGACCTTGCAGGCGTGCATCGTTATGCCAGATATTGCATCTTTGAGCACGCTGTACGCGCTCTCGTGCTTATGACCTGCGACGTAGATGTGATCGCGCGTGCCCATGAGCGCCGCCTTCATCGGCCCGTGCGCCGGATTCCAGATCGACGAGCCGGCGTGGTCGTGGCGTGCGTTCACACGCACCTCGCGCCCGTTCGGAAAGCGCAAGGCGATGCGGGCCTCGGAGGACTTGTACAACGCGCTTTGCTGTTTTGCGATCCATTTGAGCGGGTCTCCGGCACCTGACCACAGGTCGTGGTTGCCGCCAATCATGTAGATCCAATCGCAGCGGTTGACAAACCACTCTGCGATCTTCCAAGCCTGCGCCGCTGACGTACTCTGGTCGGCGTAAAGCCTTGCTAAACGGCCGCACCAGTTGTTGGTGGTGTCACCGACGTTAGCCGCGAAGAGCCCTTCGGTCTTGTTGACGAGCGCCGTGTGCTGCTCGATAGCCTCAATGTCGCAGCCGTCGTCGTCAACGTGCGGGTCGCCAAAGTGCAGGATGCCGATGGCACCTGACAACTTGATCCGTATCGGGATCAGTTTGCTGGCTTCTTCATGCTCGCGCTTGTGCGCGAACTTGCGCTTGCGCTGCTCAATCAGCTCTTCAATCGGCACGTCATCATCTGGCAGCGGGGTGAACTCAAACCCGGCGTGCTCAGAGACCTGCCGCCCAGGTACGTAGGTTGACTCGGGGATCGTGTACCCCTTGGCCTTCATCTTCTTTAGCCGCATGAGAACGCTGCGCTCGTTGAGCCCGAGTTTCTCTGCTGCTGCGATGCGGATGCCGTTACATTCTTGTAGTGTTTTTAAGATTACTTCATCAGTTGCCTTAGCCTTCATTGCTTACTCCATTGTCATCAACATTTGTTGTAGTAGATGTCCCAGCCGATCCACGAGTTGCTCGTCTTCTGACAAGTCCGGGTGGCCAGCCACGTCAAGCATGGCATGAGTTGCCTCATGCGCCCACACCTGTTGGCGATTCGTGCCTTTACATGAACTTATGATGTGTATCTCATACTTGTCTGGAAGCCACATTCCAACACAATTTTTGCCATGCCGCCACTTTGAGGGCGGAATGACTTTTACTTTGATGGTGTGACCCGCGAGTTGAAACTGTCGCGGGATGCCGTCGGAGCGGCCTACGGGCTCGGTTGTGCCCACTGCTGCAACGCGCGCAGCTTGGCGTTTTGTATGTCGCATTGCGCGGCTAACTCTCGTAGCTCGGGCCCGATGTCTGGCCCCGCTCCAAGATTTTCTCCAACCGATCCTGCACTGCTCCCGGCGGCGGGGGCGGTTCCATTAACTCCTTCGGCGGCTGGGCGGGCAGGCACTGCGGCGGGGCTGACGCACAACCGGACAGGAGCAGAGCGAACAGGACGGCGAGCAAGAGAAGCCAATTCGGATGCGTACGTGCTTGAAGCCATTTCAGCGCGTATGCGATTAGCACGCTCGGCCCGTAGTTCAGCTTCCAGACGCTCCACTTGAGGGCGAATTTCTTCACGGCCTTGCTCCCGAAATGTGTGTACCGCGTAGACTGCCAGCAACCCTAAGCCGGCAGTCAAGATCAAATGCGGCGCGTACTTCAGTAACCAGTAAGGCACTACTTTACACCATTGTGTTCAAAAGAGTAGTGGTTGCCGTCGTCGAAGCGGCCGCCCCAGCGCGCTAGCGGGTGCTGCTGCTCCCACCACTCGCCAAGCGGCTTGTGGTCTTCGGACTGCTCTAAGAATTCTCCGTTGCGAAACAGGTTCAAGTCAATCGCCAAACGCACCTTGTGTGCGCTATTCGGGTGGCTGTAGGACTTGCGTACACCCAAAGCGCCGTGGACTCTGGGGTCTCTGTAGGCGTCGCCTAATGAGACCTCATAGCCCATCAAATACGCCTGCTCAATCAGCTTAGCAACAAGGCGTGCAAACACACGTTGTTTTTGCCCAAGTGTCACGCCTTGTCTGCCTTCGCATCTAATTTGTCGTTGATGCGGTTCAGCATGGTTTTGATCTCGTCAATGTCCGCTCTGTAGTCAGCGCGGGTGACGTAGGTCAGCGGCAGTTGCCGCACATCGCGGTCAAGGCGTTCGATACTGCGACTGATTGTGTTCAAAATCCAGCCGCCGAACAGACCGGCGATGCCTACCATAATGTTGAAAAGGATCTGGCCGTCATCCATCACACGCTCCGTAGCACTATCATGACTAACCAACTGATGAGTGCCCCGGCGGATAACCACAGCAACTTCTCCACCCAATCTAGCCGACGGTCTACGGCGCGTAGTTTGGTCTCTACGGCGCGAATCCGGTGCGTGTAATCGGTCTTGAGTAGCTTGAGATCCTTGGGCTCAACAGTCATTTCTCTGCCAGCGCCTGCGTCGTCATCGCCCGCAACACCAGGTTCGCTAGCGCCCCTACCATCAAGATCGCCGCAGCGACCTCTTGCCCCCACAGCACGGTCATATGACCGCCGACCAGCTCCAAGCCGCCAAGGACGGCAAGGAGGACGTTCCACCAAACGGTTTTAGATTTGATTGCGCCTTTGATCATTATTGCGGCCTCATAGCGTTGCGGTTCTCGCCGGCGGCGAGCGCGTTAGTGACAGCAGCAGCCGGTGTAGCGCCACGCGCCACACCGCGACCAGCCGCGCGAACAGGCTCCAGCGCGGCCTCAGCCCGCCCCGCACGGCGCTGCGCCGCCTCCAAGGCAAGCGCGGCACGCTCTGGATCCAGCATGTCGGTTGCAATTTCAATGGCAAGCTGGCGGTCAATCTTGCCAGCCAAACGCTTCATAATTGCGTTGGCGACCGTTGTGACGCGGTTGAGCAGAGACGGGAACTGAGCGCCGCCAGCCACTTCCAACATCAACTGCGAGCCAGCCGTTTCGGCACTTGGGCCAGCCGGACGAGCAGCGCGAGCTTGCTCGCGGGACTTCGCTTGACGTGCCAAGTCCTTGCGGATGTCTTCAACAACCTTGACCTGATCGGGCGTAAGCACGTCGGAGAGTTTTTCAAACCGAGTGCCACCCGTTGTCGCACGTTGGATGGTCTGCGGCGCAGCCTCAACTGCCCCGGCAAACGACGCAGGGCGCAACTTCTCTTCGCCTTGCAACGCCGAAGTGAGCTTGCCTTCAAGGTATTGGCCGACTTCCATTTGATTGATCGGCTTACTCTGCTGCGCGAAAGTTTCGCGGGCGCCTTTATACGCATCGGCTTTGCTTTCGAGCCACTTTAAAAACTCAGCCCGAGTGCCCGCGATAGCGGCGGCTTCAGACTTGCCAATACCAAACGTCGCAGGATCGCGGATGAGATCATCAAAGGCCATCTTAACGTAGTGCAGATTTTGCACCGGATACTGCGCTGTCTGCGCGGGGACAACCACTTCACCCATAAGCGAACCGCCGGGAGCCGTGGCGCGCGTTTCGGGGGTAGTTCGCCCTATAACAAATTTTTGCCCTCGTTCGGCGGCAAGTCTTGATGCGCGCGCCAGCACTTGATCCATAGACGGACGGCCAAGAAGCCCCGTAAATACTTCGTCGGCGGCCACCAACTGTTTTCCAGCGGCGCCATAATTAGTTTTGGCCGTGGCGTCGCGGAGTTTCTTTGCAGTCTCAAGTTGCAACGGCGTTCCGCCTACTTCACGAATAGCCCCCGCACGAGCTGCGTCCTGCGCTTGACGGCGCGCCATGTACTCAGACGGCAGGATCTTCTCAGCCGACTCTTGCAGCGCGGAGAAACGCGTCGCACCTACAGGCGATGCAGCCTCACCGGCTGTCGGCATAGCGCCCGGTACGATTTCAGGCTGTTGGCGCAACGCATTGATAATCTGCGGTGCGCGGCCTTCAGCGGCCTCCAACAGTACGTTAGCCTTACCGCCGCGCAGCGCTTGCTCCAGCGCGTTAACGGTGGCACGACCGCCTGCCTCGAGTGGTGCAATGATAGGCCGCAGAGGATCCGTGAACCGCGAGACGGTGCCTAACACTTGACCCGTGCGCGCAGGCGCTACCGCAGCGCCAGCACCCGTGATCGTAGACACATCAGCAGCAAATCCAACCGGATCGGTAGCAATCGTATTCTTGAGCGCTTCTACGCTGCCATAGCGGTCTTTGTAGACGCCGCCGACTGCGTTTGCCTTTTCAATAAACTCTTGCGCTTTGTCCGGTCGCGCCATCCACTCTTGCGGGATAAAGCGAGCGTACGCGCCGGTCAGCACTTCACCAAGTTGCTCCAGCGTCTCACGCGGGCGTGTGACCGCCGTGTAGAGACCGCGCAACATCTGCGCGCCGCTCTCAGGAATGTTGCTGATGGCTTCGCGGCCAGTCTGCGCCCAAGTGCGGCCAGTCGGGATTTCGCTCTGCGGAGCGCCTTCTGCCGAGTCCCAAACTACTTTAGCTGGGTCAACGGATTCTGGCTTCTTGGCGCTAGGCTTGTCCCACTGAACTTGTTTGGGATCAATCGGCATACTCAACGCTCCCGTCATCGTACTCTACGACACGACGGCCGTTGAGTGTGCCTTGGCGCTTGATCTGGCGAGAAACAGAAATCTCAGGGTAGTAGTCCAACACTTCAGGGCTCTTTTGCCCGAGTCGCTCACGTTCCGTGTTGTATTTGCTAATGACGTTGCGCGCCGATTCGTTGTTGATGCGAATGATGCGGCGAATACCTTCAGCCGTCGTGACCGGATTACCGCCCGCAATGCTCTTAGCAAACTCGCGGTCAGCATCCGAAAGACCGGTGCCTGCACCAAACGCGGTGATGCGCTCGGCAACCTGTTGACCAATGCCCGCGAAGTACGCTTCAGTAGACGCCACGTCGATGCCAGCGGCGCGAGCAAGCGCGAGTTTAGCGTCGGCAAATGTGCCAGAGATAAACTTTGGATCGTCAAGCAACGGCATCAACTGACGCGAAGTCTCAATCGTCTTGAGCGCCGAATCAGCGTTGTCGCGGTATTTGTCCAAACGACCTGCCGCAGCTTTACCAATCGCGCCGCTAAACTCTTTTTCGGACGGCATGTTAATCGTGGTACGGGGTGCGCCAGCACCGGCAATACGTATTTTTTGGGCTTCAACGTCGGCCGATACAGGAACAAACAACTTGGCGCGTTCAGCCGGCGGAATCTGTGACAAGAACTGTCCGCGCAACGCTGCTTGCAGTTGCATAGGATCGTCGGGCAGTGTGTTGGCGGCGTAGTCGCGGAATTGCGGCACAATGGTGCCTTGCGCGATCATAAAGTCTAAATTGTCAAGCACTTGATCTTTGGTCGGCGGCGCTTCGCTGTACGCCAGATCGCCAAGCATTTTTTGAAAACGGCCGTAATTTTCGTCGGCCATTTTGACTTGTAAACCTTGAGTTTCAAGCCCCGTCTTTGCTGCCGTAGCGCGCTTACCTGCAATGTCGGCAAACGAAGCGGCCATCTCGGCGCCAGGCTTACCAAATCGCAAAAGCTGATTCTGCGCTTCAGGCGTACTAAGATCGGCGGTGGAAAGAAAGTTACGCAGCTCTGCGGCGCGTGCCGCTTCAGCAAGCGCAGCCTCATCGGCAGCACGTTGCTTGCGCGCACCGCGACCGGCTTCTAATCCTTGCACATATGAGCCAAGGACGTTAACCGGCTCCAGTTGGGTTGCACCAATGACTGCCATGACTTAGCCTCCCATCCCGTACTGGCCGGTATAGGGAATAGCCGAGCCGCCATACGGCCCTGCGGCACCTCCGCCGATACCAGAGCTAGGCGCGTTAAAATAGCCGCCCTTGTATAGACCATAGCCCATCGCGCCTTGACCAAGCGCTTGTGACAGCGCGTTGGCTTGGCCGAGATAGCCAGAGGCGCGGGCTTGGCCGCCCTGCATGAGCAGATTGCCGACGTTGGTGCCCATCTGGCCCGCCTGCCCCGCGACCTGCTGCGCGGCGGTCTGTCCCGCACCGTACATGCTACCGAGAACGCCAAGACGAGTGCCGAGAAGCGCTTGAGCGCGATTAAAGGCGTTCATGTACTCTTGCGAGCCCATCTCTTGCCCATACCGCTGCCCGGCTTTGATAGCCGATCCGCTCAAGAGACCGCCGCGCGCAGCCTGCATACGCTCTAGAGCCTTCTCGCCTTCCGCAAGACGGAACGCGTAGCCCGGATCCATTTGCATCTGTTCGGCAGTAAAAGGTTGGCCTAAAGACCCATACCCGGCTGAGGCAGCGTCACCACCAAGGCCAAGCAACCGCATCAACTCGTTTTGCGAGGTAATACCTGCTTGACGAAACGGCTCTTGCAGTTCCGTCTGCTTTTGAAATATGTCGCGTTGAACGTCGGCGGCCTGTTCGGCGGCTTGCGTCTGCGCCTTAGCGGCTTTGCTCGCCCCGCGTGACGCGACGGCGCCACCGACGACGGCACTACCTAAAATTGCTGCTGCGGTTCCAATGGCCATTACGCCACCTCTCTAATATACGTGCGTTCCATAGGACGAAAGCCTTTTCGCGCATAAAGACTGGCCATCTTATCCGCGCGTTCATCTTCAAGGGCAATCATAAAGAGCGCTACTGCGCCCTTTGCGATTGCCCACGATTCGATTGTCTCGTACATCGCCTGCCCTGCACCGTTGCCCCGCGCTTCCGGGGTCAGCCACCACCACAACTCCTGCACTACCATATTGGAAGGGCTGAAGTACATAGGGTAGAACAATGCGCCTGCAATGCCAATAATCTTGCCATCTTCTTCGGCCAACCAGACCCCAACCGACGGATCGTTGATGGCGCGTAAGTAAAAGTCTGAATAGCCTTCTACGTCAAACGGAATGACGCCGTGCATCGGTGATGCCGCGTGAAACGCCTGCCCTAGCGGCAGGTATCGCGGCAAATCCTCTGCGATGGCGTTGCGTACGATCACGAAATCTCTCGCCCCGAGCAGCGGATGTTGATCGCCGATCCGGTGCCCGCAATCGTCGAGATCGACCCGCCCGACGCGACGACGTGGCCGACGAGCTCAGGAAACGTGTAGGTCTCAGATGGCAGCAGCGTCTTGGACTTGACGATTAGGTTCTGGTTGCCGGCGTTGTCAAAGGCTGTGACCAGATTGACCGACAGCGTGGCAGCCGTGCCGCTGTAGTTGGTCGCCGTGAACTTGTCGATGATGGCCGATACGCCAGAGGCGCTGTACTGCGTCGTCTGACTAGACTCGGCAATCTTAGCCGGGATCAATACTCGTACGTTAACTGCCATACGTCACCTTAGAATGTAAAGACCATGCGCACACGGCCTGCTTGGCCGGCGTCACCATCGAAGAAGAACCCGCCGTCGCCGCCGGCACCCGCTGTCAGCGAGCCATCGCCCGCGACACCTGCGGCGCCGGTCTGCTCGTACGCCGCACCACCGTTGCCGGTCGTGTTGGTCGTGTTGCCGCCTGTGGCCGTGCCGCCCGGCCCTTGGATCGGATAGGATCCGTACGTACCACCACCGCCGGGGTTGGCGGTCATGGTCGTGATCGTATACGTGCCGCTAAACACGTTGGAGAACGTGCCGTAGCTGCCATCCAGCGTTGAGGACGTGGCGCCTGCGCCACCCGAGCCCACCGTGTAGTTGATTGTCTTGAGTGCGTCACCGCCGCTCAAGACGAGCACGGTCTTGCTGTAGCCGCCGCTGCCGCCACCCGCGCCCGCAAAAACTTCAGGCTCCATCGGCACGATAAAGCCGACGTAGCCGTAGCCGCCACCGCCACCGGCTCCCCACACTTCAATCGTCACGCCCGTAGCGCCTGTGGGGATGGTCACGAACCCTGTGCCTGGCGTTGAATGGTCATACACGCCCGCACCAGCGCCGCCGGTCGTGCCATTGATGAACGCTGCTAGGGTTGCGCCGCCCATTAGGTCAAGCCTGCTCCGCTGATGAACCACGAGGTCGCGCCGACCTTGATGCAGGTCGCCACGCCGTTCTGGGCGAGGGTGCGCGTGCCGGTCGTCGTGCTGTTAACGAGCGTTAGCGTGTCCGACGTAATGGCAATCGAGAGCGCCGAGGCGTTGAGGTTAATAATGATAACGACCGTACCAACCGCAAACGGCACCGACGCGTTGGCCGGGATTGTCAGCGTCAAGCTGCTGCCGTTCATTACGACCGACTTACCAGCGTCAGATGCGATCAGCGCATAGTTGACCGTCTTGCTGTTTTGCGGCGCGTCGCGGTAGCCAATCGGATAGTTGGTGTTGGACGGCGCGTTGTCGGGGATCAGCGCTGTGCCCGTGAACGTCGGGTTGGCAATCGGCGCGTACTTGGCGTCGGAGGCCGTCTTGGTGTAGGCGTCCGTGATGCCGTAGCCCGAGAGCGTCGTCGGCGTGTCGCTGAGATTTGCCCATTGGATGCCTGCGACGCTGAAGTCGTTGACACCCGACACGTTGTCGTACGTGCCGATGACCACGTTAGTTGAGGTCATCAGAACAAACTTGTACGACACGCCTTCGGTCAGCCAGATCGCCTGAGCCGTACGGCCAGCGGCGTTGAGGATAATCGGATTCGTGTTCGGCGTGCCGCCCGTGGAGTCCGTGTAGGTCGCCTGCAACGTGGTGGTGCCAGCCGTGTAAGTGTAGAGCTTACCGCCAGACAGAATGTTGCCGTTGTTGTCGAAGAACTGCGCCCCGACACCGGCGAAAGGGGAAAGGAAAACGCTCATATATACACCTGCATAACGGTCAATATGATAGACGGAATCGCTGGGTGGGGAGCCGCCGCCGCAAAGTGCTGCAACTGCACGCTAAGATCGTCAACGGAAAAATATAACTGAAAATAGTCGCCGTTGGATAGCGGCAAGAAAAAGTTTGCAGCCGAGAAAATCTCGGCGTTGTTGCCCTGAATCTGAATCAACGACCCAGAATTGGCGACCGCCGTGCCGTTGATGGCGGGCCAAATGTAAAACTTGCCGCTACCGCCTGAAGTCTTGTCCACCTGAATGGAAAACTGGATGTTGTAGATGGCGGGCCGCGAGACCTTGATCTTGCTGCTGTCAGCCGGATCACGGTAAATGCCGTACGCCGTGTCGGCGTTGTTGTACGTGATGGCTTTGGCCGTGTTGATCGTTGTAGCCGCTTGAGTCTGCGTTGAAAAGAACGACCCGAAACTTACGGGCGTAAATTCCAATCGCGGAGGACGCAATTCCAATGCGTCAATGCGCGACTCAGCGACGGCTAACTGGGAATCTGTGGCTGAGTTGCTATATGGCGTCAGCTCCAAATCCGCAATAGAGACCTGCGTAGTACCGCCGCCCGTGAGCTGGAACTGGTTGTTGAAGAACCGGAACCACTCACGGGAGATCAGCCCCGTGCTCTCTTCAAAGAGCGGGACGCGCGGCGCGGGGATTTTAGTGATGTTAGGCACTGGTGCCCGCCAAGCGCAGCTCGGCGCCCATGATCGCTGTCACCATCGGATCCGCTGCCGTCAGCTCGTACACGCGGTCGCGCGACTTGAGCGTAGCGCCAAGACGGCGCCAGATGACGCGCGTCTGCGTCGCGCCGATGGGGCCAAGCGACTCCCATCGCTCGTGGCTCCATGTGTGGCCGCCGTCGTCCGACCAGCGCAACATGACCTGCGGATGCTCCACGCTGTTAGGCGGCTGACCTTCGATCTGGATGCGCCCGAGGTTCTCTTGGAGCACCAGACCGTTCTGCTGCTGCGCGAGGTTGCCCATGTCGTCGTACAGCCCGCCCACGCCCGTCTGGCAGTCCAACTGCAACTGGTGGTGGATCGTACGCGTCAAATTATTGGCGCCTGTCGGCAGCGCGCGCCAACGTCGTAGCCAGCGCTGCTCCTGCAAGTCGTCGCGGAAGTAGCGCAGGTCAAAGTTATAGAGACGGCCGTCTTGGTAGTCGCCCACCAGCGGTTTGCCTTGGAAGCGAGCCTGGCAGTTGGAGCGATGGCGGCGGAACTTGCCTTTGGAAAAGCCCGCACGTTCGTGCCATGCGCCTGTTGCTGCGTCGTACACCCAAGTGGTGTCGGCGCTTGGGAAGATCAGCACGTAGAACGCATGACCGTCCTGCTGGTACGTATAACCGATGGCGTCGGTCATGTTGTCGTACTGCTGGATGTCAAACTCAATCGCGTGCGTTGAGACGCGCACACCTTGGTAGCCCTGCGCGCGGTAGACGATGCCTTGGCCGCGAGCGTCGGCGCCGAGCCAGAACACGCTGTTGTCGAGTTTGGCTACTGAGTACGGTGCGATACAGCCGATTTCGTTGTACGCGCCTTGGATGCGCGTCAGCGGGAAGTCAGGATCGCCCGAGTTGTACCAGACCTCAACCGAGTTGGTGCCAAAGAGCCACGCCTCACGGTGGTCGATCATCACGGCCACAAGGCCGTCAGGCGAGCCTTCCGCGCTTGCAAAGTCTAGCGGGTCGATGGAGAGGCCATCTAGCAGCGCCGTAATCCACACGCGTTGGCTGTTCGGCTCGTTGAAGACGAAGTAGCCATCCAAGTAACCCACCGTCACCGCGCCGGGGAAGTCCGGGTCGGTGATCTGCTGGAAGACGCCTGTGTTGAAATTGTAGATGTAGCTCTCAGGATTGCAGGCAACGAAGAGCTGCTGGCCGTTATCGGCCATTGACACGGGGCCGCTGTTGGCGATGTCGCCGAGCTTGGTCGCGTTCAGGTCGTTGTCGAGCTTGTAGAACTCGCTGCCCGAAGCGACGTACACGTCGGTGCTGTGCGCCCAAAGGCCACGGATGGGGCCGCTACCGACGGTGATGAGCTGCCGCAGACCGGGGCAGCGTTGCAGGTAGGCGGGCTCCTTGCCACCCTCGGGAATGACCTCCGGGTACAAGTTGACCATCCGATTGTCGGCCGCGTTTACGCTGCGAACAACGTAAGACGACCCGAGAATCGGCGACTTCATTAGTAGTTACCGGCGTAGATGTTGTACCGATTGCGACGGGCAATCACGCTGTACGGCATCGCCATCACATCGCGCGGGTTGTTGATGCGCTTGAGATTACGCTTGCTGTACATCGCCACGCGGCGCACATCGGCCGCAGGTTCCACGCCAAACTCTGGCGCCAACTCCAGCGCCAAGTTGTAACGGAACGCCCGCAGGTAGCCGGGCGGCATCAGGATTTCCGTCTCTAACGTCGCCGGATCTAACAGCCGTTGCACCGAGATGAAGTGGAACTCCAACGTGCGGCTTGGCACCGGATATACCGACATGGAAATGTCGGGGAACGTGTTGTTGACAAACATCACTTGCGGGTAGGTGCTAGTGACCGTTTTGACCGCAATGTTGTTGTACTGCAACTGGTTGATGAACTTAATGCCGTACGACACGTTCGTTGACGGGTCGCGGAAGAAAGTGGAGTCGTCAAGCAGGATCGGGCGCTGCTGCGCGGGGACGGGATTGCCGTCCTCTAGCGACAAGTAGTCGTCGTCCTGCGTGATGATCGGCACTTCGCTTTGGGTGCCGATGACGTAAACAAAATCGCCCGTGGGGCCAAGGGTGCGGATGCGCTCGCCGGCAGGCCAAAAATAGGTTTGGTCTTGGGTGCAGAACACGGCGAGACGCTCTGTGTTCCAGCTATCCACCATCTGATCGAACGCCGATAAGGCGTCCTGCGCCATCGAAGCCGAAGGCGTTTCGCCTTCAGCCAGGATACCGAGCAGACGCAAAGCCCCGTTAATCTGATCGCCTGCGGTTGCCATGGCTTATTGTTTCCTCTTACGCCGTACCCTTAACTCGTTACCGGCCTCAACAGGTTCCGGCGATGCAGGTTCTTCGTCCTGCACCGCCGGTTCCGTGGGGTCAAACTCTTCCCAGCCGTTCTCGTAATCCGTAACCACTTCTAAATCAGAAATGGCCACCTTTGTGCCGTGAACCGGATGGCGAAGATAGTAGTGCATGTTACGGAAGCATCCCGTAGGTCTGCATCGCGGCTTCCAACTCCGACACGCGATCTTGAAGGTTCTTGATAACCGACAGCACCGTGTTGCCTTCGTTCTTCGTAACGAAGCCAAACGGGGTCGTCTGCGTCAAGTCTTGGATTGCGAAATCAGCCGGGCTCGGCGCCGTAAAAGTAATGTCAGTCAGTGCGGCCGTGTTGGCAGCCACCTCAGGAACGAAGCGAGCTCCGTCCAAAAGCTGGTCTGCGTACGCCACACCAATCGGCTTGGTATTAGGCATGAAACTAGTCCTCTAGGCAGTGCCCCCTACGGCCGAAACCGTAGGGGGCGTTTGCTATTACGAGATGCGGTAGACAGTCCACGCACCGTCGCCGGTCTTACGGCAACGGAAGTGGCCTGACGTAGCAGCCGCAACCGCGCCCGCGCCAACCAGCGTCCAACCCGTGCCGACAGCAACCGTGATCGCATCCGATCCCGACGCATCAATGTTGATGACGAAGAAATCAAATGCCGCATCGACTTTCGCCGTGGACGAGTAAGCGGCTTCCCACAAAGCAACGGTCGGGAGGACAAGGTTGCCCGCCGTACCGTTGAACGTAAAGAGACCGCCAGCCAACTGAGCCGGGGTAGCCGTCGCGCCGGCAGTCAGCGCCGTGGGGGCGCCCTGCGCGAACATGATCGGCTCGCCGACATTGCCAGCGCCAACCTGATAACCACTAGTACCGTTAGGAAGTGCCATTTTTAGTTACTCCGTGAAATAAGATTAAACATTAGCCCCAGATGCGGCAAGCCATCTGCGGACGGATCACCGAGTAGCCATACAGCACGTCGATACGGCAAGGCATACGGTCGTTGTTGATGTCGTACTGACGGACAACGCGCATGGAGATACCGTTGTGAACCTGACGCGACGCCATGTCAACGCCCTGCGGGAGCAGGAGGTCAGCCGTGGCAAACGTGATCGCATCCTTGTGGTACACGAGGTTCTGGGCGTACTGACCAGAAGCGGCACCCAAGTAGGTCACGACATCGCTCGCGGCCGGCAGCTTGCTGACCGTGGCGAGAGCGTGCGTCGGGCCGTACACGGCAGGCGCGAACTCGACATCCACGAACTCGGTCGAAGCCGAGGTCACGGTGTTCTGCACGACGAACTGCTGCAACGAACCAGTGGACTCGCGGGTCTGCGGGTTGACCGCGTACACGCCAGCAATGGTGAACACGTCGCCAGGGACGAGCGTCAAGCCGTCGGTCACGTTGTCGAGCGTCAGCTTGTTCGCACCGTTGGTCAGCGTCGTCTTCACAATCGGGGTGTCCGAACGTGAGGCCGAGCCGTTGGTGTGCTGCTTGATCGACTGCGACATGTTGATCTCTTCGTAGCCCAACACGCCAACACCCATCAAGCCGTTCTTGAACTGACGGCTGATCGTGTCGGTCGGGTTGAAGAGACCCTTCATGCCTTCCACGAGCGCAGCGTTAGCGGCCGGGTTGACGGTCGCGTAGCGCGGCGACATGACAGCGGCGGCTTCGTTGAGCTTCTGCTGCGCCTGCAACAGAACCAACGAGGTGCCCGGCGTGGTGCCCGGCGAACCAACCGACTGATAGACGCTCTTGAAGCTGTTGGCAACGTCGGCGTCGATGCTGGAGGCGAGCTGGCTGATACGCGGCTTGAGCACGCGCTCAGCGAAGTCGTCCAACTGGAGGGCCATTTCGGCGCTGGTGAAGTTGATGCCGATGTGCTTCTGCGAGGCGACCGTGAGCGTGGTGAACTGCTCGTTGTCGTCCTGCACCTGCAAAGCGGCGCCGTCGGTCACAAGGGCACGATCCGGCAGACGGATGCGGAGGGTCGAACCGATCTTGGCACCTTCAACAGCGAAGCTGTCGTCGTACTGACGGTTGACGTTGCGGGTGATCACGAGGTTGTTCTCCAGGATTTCCAGAGCTTTCCGCGTGATCATGTCAATAGTAAGAAGTGTATTAGCCACAATATATCTCCAAAGAAGTTAGCGGTGACGCGCTTCCCACTGCTTAATCTGTCTCAGGCGCTCGGCTTCGATCCACTCCGACGTGCTCATTTCCTTGATGGAGCGTGGGTCGGTCGTGTCTCTTACCGGCGCGCCGACGGTTTTGGCCGTCACAGGCTTAATCGGCGGAGGCGCACTAGTTGTCTTTTTGACCGGCGGATTGTCAGCCAACTTGACTTCAATCTTACCGATCTCCTTGGCTTGCAGGTAGGGGCTCAAGCGGGCAATACGTTCAGCTTCTTTAGGGTTGGATCCGAGGTAGTAAGCCAACTCGGGGCCAACGTCCGAAGCCTGAATCGTCTCAGCCATCACGTTCGTAATCCGTAGCGCCGGGTTGTACGCGACTTGTTCAAAGTCATCGTACTTCTCACGCGCCACTTCTTCCTTCTCGTGATACGCCTCTAGGAGCTCTAACTGCTGCCGTTCGGCCTCTCGACGGGCTAGGAGTTCTGCCGCCTTACGCTCAGCCAAAGCCTCTGCGTACGCTTCAGGATCCTCGTCCTTCGGGGGCAACGGCGCAGACTCGTCGGCCTTAGCGGCCTGCGGAGCCTTCACAGCTTGCTCACGTTCCCACTTGCGACGTTCCCGTGCAAGTCGTTTGCCGACCATCGCGTCCAGTTCCTCTTGGGTGAACGTCTTGGCTGGCTTTTCTTCCGGCTGCTGTGCCTCTTGGGCAACAACTTCGGGTTCCGGTGCGGCCGTCGCTTCCGGTTCCGGCGCGGGTACTTGTTCCGCTACAACTTCATTCTCAGACATGTTTGATCCTTACGAATCCCTGGTGAACCGCACCAGTACGGTTAAATTTTACGCTGTTGCGCAAAAGAGTCAAGTTGCTGGGCTAACATTTGACACATACGCTACAGCCCAATCTGTTCCGACAACATGGCTACTACCCGTCGTAAGTCTTGCCCACCCTAAAACTGCCATATTGTTTGCGTCTAACGACGGCAGCAAATTCCAAACAAAATCGCCTCGTGTGTACGCTCCAGAAACAGGTATTGACAATGCGTATTGTTCTTTTCGCCCAAAAGTGTTGTTGCATACGGCGACTGACGCCGACATTAAGTTACTAGTGTTTGTTAACGCCGGGGTAATTGAAAGAATATTATTTTCAACTGCGCCATTAAATTCAGTTGCACCTCTAAAAATAGCTTGATCTTGCCAATCTAAAAACGTATTGCCGACAACTCTAAAGCCGGTCGTGTTTAATAGCACCAGTGCCTGCACGGCAGTTCCAGGCGTGCCAAAAATTAACGTGCGGCCACCAAAAAAGTAGCATCCTTGAACAACGAGCCCGACAACGGAGTTTGCGTCAACGCCGTCACAATATATGGCGGCGCCTTTAATGTTTTCAAAGTAGCACCCATCAAAAACTACGCCACTAATTGTTTTTGTAGTGACTGGTGCTAAATAGCAACCGGCGCCGTTTGTGTCTGTAATACCCTCAAAATCACAAGCGGTAAATTTGATGCCGGCAGTGTTTCCGGTAATTTTTATGCCCGTTGCGCCGCGAAACTCAACGCGGTCAAAATGGTTATTGTTACACTCAACGCCGTAATTGAACAATTCGGTGGTGATACTGAACGCGGAAACATTTTTCCAGTTGTTTCCCCAAGCGTTGTCGCCTACTACCCCCCGGTAAAGGTTGTAGAAGTACAAGTTTGAAAAACTGGATTTATTTACCCATGTCAGAGTCAGGCCGCGAGCAAGGTTATTATCAGACCAGATAGAAATGTTTTCCATCCGAAGGTCTTGAATTCTTGCGCCGGTCGTGCCCGTAAAATCTATAACTGTTTCATCAGTCGTAAAACCGCTTCCATAGATAATTGAATCAAACTTGCTTTCGCCTACTATGTTGATGCTTTTGTCAACAGTTAGCGTACTAGTAACAACGTACGCACCTTTTGGCAAATACATTGTTTGACCGCGCGTCATTGCGGCAATACAGGCAACAAACGCTGCGGTATCGTCAGTAACGCCGTCTCCTGTTGCGCCATAGTCTCGCACATTAAAGACTGCGCCTTTAATCATCGAAAAAGTGGCTTTTGTAAGCGACATTTTATTTTCTACACAAAATAGGAGGCTGAAAAATACAGTTGTGCGTTTGTTCTGCTACTTTGGTCTACCGATCTGGAAGTCCACAACGCGGTAGTAGCGTTTAACGAAACATAAATTACGCCATCATTGTAGTCGTTTCCGCTAACACTGCTAAACGCCACAAACCCCCGCGCAGTTTGATTTGCGTTTGATGTAAAAGGCAACCCACCAAAAGTAAAGTTAGATGCGCTTACAGATGCGTCTGTTGTGTAATCTACGTACCACTCAACAAAAACAGATCGGCCTATACGAGTGTACAGTCCGCTAGAAGTGTTAACTGTAGTGGTGCCAGACGCGCTTGTCATCGTAGGCGTCCAAGTACCCTCTTCGTACCAGTTGAGCAGCTCGCTCGTCATTCCCGCCGCGTGGGTGTTAGCGGAGAAGTCGATGCCTTTGGCGGCGGTGCCGACGACGAGGTTGCCGTTACCGACGGTAAGATCGCCACCATTTGACAGCGTTAGCTTTGCAGCGCCCCAGGTAATAGTTGAATCTGCCGCGCCCGTTCCTGCCGTATACCAAGCATGATCGCCCGACGCATGCTCGTACTGCGTTGCATAGCCAGAAACAGTGCGCTTATACGCACCATCGTAGTATGTATTAGCGAAAATACGGAAGTTATCGCCGCTGCTTCCGGTCAGAGCGCCGCCGCCAGTTGAGCCTGCTGAGGCAAACTGCAATACAGGGCCGAAAGCACTTGACCATGCGCTAGGGGCTACGCCTAACCCTGCGTTTCCTGCGCTGTTAACTTCAAATTTTTTCGTACTGTTTGTGCTAACCGCAACAGTGTTTGCAGCCGGAAGATATACGCCGTTTGCAGGGATGGTAGAGCCTGTTACTGCAACACTAGCCGCCGAAACTGCACGTCCAGCAGTTACGTCAGCAGCAGACACTTTTACAGTGCTGCCACTTTGCACAATGGGTAGCACTTCAGTTCCGGCAAGCGGAGTAGTCGCGCCAGTAAGCTGGGAAATCTTCTTGTCAGCCATTTCAAATCTCCTTAATTATCTATTACTAGCGCGCGGTATCCGACGCCGCCAGAATCCGGTGCGCCGAGTTTAACGCGTTTTAGGCTAAACACTCCGCTCTCATTTATTTGCACAAGAACCGAGGCTTCACCTGTTGATCCTTGTTTTGCAACTATCGCATCTGTTCTAGTCGCTGTTGACGTAGCTGTTCTTAATGCAATTTCAGCCCCAACATAGGTGGCACCAGCCGATCCTACTTGCCGAGAAACAATTTCGGTAGCGATTGCATCGTTAGAGCTTGAGTTGACGCCATACGTTTGCCATTGCCCTAATGCTTCCGTATCTACAGTTGCGGTTTTTCCTGCCGTGTTTTGATGCGACCTTAGCATCTTTAGAGTCGCCGCATTTCCTGTGTTGGTGGAGTAACACTCCATTTTAGCGATTGGGTCATCTGCGCCTTTTCGCGCTAAGAATGATGGGGTTTCATACCCATCAACACCAATCGACATTAAAACTGTTACATTCGTGCCGCTTACGCGTGTTTCAAAGTTTTGAATGGGTGCAGTGTTGTATGCATACGGGTTAATTATCGTAATGTGCACATTAGCACTAGCAGCATCTACAAGCGGGGTAGACGTTTCATTTGCTTCAAAATACGGTGCCAGCATCGTAATTGTGCTGGCGTTGGTTGTACTGTCAAATTTAGTAGCGTAATAATTTACTTCAAAAATAGTGTTTTGAAATACTGTTCCTTGATCTCGGTAGCCCAAATATCCATATTCGTACGTAGCAATATATGACTTGCCGATACTGAGCCCGTAATTTCCATTGTCAGTGTTGTTGCCAGCATAAATACCAACGCTTCCGGCAACAGTGTTGCCCGGCCCAATCAATCTGCCATGCCCGATAAAACAGTTAATTCCGTAAGCAAGCCTAATGCCGACCTTAAAACCCTCTATCTCGTATTCATCAACTGAAAGCTCTCGACAAGGCTCAACAATGCTTATATACGAAATTCCGTTTCCGGTTGATGCAACGGAAGAAAAAACTTTTAAGTTAGAGATTGAGTTTTTTGTTGTATTTTCTGGAATTTCAATGCCGTTTCCAGATGCCGATCCAAATTGCAATATGCTGCTTTTCGGGCCATCGCCAAAAAGTTGAACATTGTTTTTAAGGCTAACGGCGGATGAGCAAATGTAAGTACCTTCTGGGAGGTATATAGTTCCGCCGCCAGCGCTAAATGCCGCATCAATTGCGGCTTGAATCGCCGCAGCGTCATCCGTCACGCCATCGCCTGTCGCGCCGAAGTCCTTAACGCTAACAATGTCGCGCTCTTTAGACTGCACGCTACGCGGAACAGCTCCTGTACCCGCCTGCAAGAAAGTCACAGCGCCAGCACTGGCAACCTGCGAAGTCTGCGTCTGGACGGTTGAGAACTTAACCAGCGCGCCTTCATGCAAGCCTTGCGTGAACGTGACGGTATTGTTGTCGGTCTCCACGTACGAAGAGCCTTCGTACTGGTTGACGCCATCAACAAACACTTGCAGGTTGTTTGCGCCAGCGGCGTAGGTCATCGTCGTCAGATTGAAGACCGTCTGACCGGCAGTCGCGGTCTGGACTTCCTCAAACCCAACGTAGGTCTGAATGTCCGACGCATACGCCTTCTTTGTCACGTTGTCTTGAACGACAACGAACAGATCGGTGCCTTCGACCGGCGAGTCTACAAGCGGAAGGTCTGAAATCTTAACGATTGCCATTCATCACTCCAGCAGCAACATGCCGCCATCTTCTTGAGTCAGGTTGTCGCCCGTTTCGGTGAGCAGATTGCCCACAGAAGCGCCGCTATCTAGCGTACCGGAGAACAGCGTAGCCACGGCCCCAAGGCCGATAGCTATGCCGTTTCGCAGCGCGACTCCCCAACTCATCGGATGTTAATGGGCTTTGCGTAGACCGAGCCGCTATCAGCAACACGGATTGCACTTACTCGCCAAGACGCGCCAGTGCCTTGTGGCACAATGAACGGAATCGGCGTGTATGCCGGGATCGGGGTGCTGGAGGTCGTCGCAGTGACGCCCTCGCCTACCACCACGTAGCAGGGGGTCGTCGCCCACACCACCACGCCTTGCGGGCCAGCCTGCCAAGTCGCCGTGGAGCCGGCAGTGTCCGTGTAGGCCACCGTACGCCCCGGAAACAGGGCATCAGCCAAAGGGTTAAGAAGTTCCATTAGTTATCCTCAAGCAAGGAATCTGAGCTTATATAGAGTGCTCAAGTAAAGAGCCACAATTTCGTCAATAATGTTCTGAATTGCCGACTCTTTTTCGTCGCAAAACTTGTACCGATTCTTTTCAATTTCGGCCAAAGAGTCCTGCAAAAACTCAATGATATTGCCGTTTTTCTTGGCCGATTGCAGCGAAATGGGGCCAATCAGGCCGTGTCTACCCTGATAAGCCTCGGCAAACGAGTCCGCCAAGTCTACGATTTCGTCGTAAAACTTCCCTAACGCCTTGTGTTTGGCGTAGCTGCGCGTGTTCAGATGCACCGAGTGGGCGACATCCCGCGCTAGGAACAGATGACCTACAAAATCGGCTGGTTTCATCGCATACCTTCCGCTGGCGGCACCAAATCACCACTTGACATCATGCCGCTGATTGTGCCCATGACTATATCTTGGACTTGCTGTTCGTTCAAGCCGCTTTCAACCGCCTTAATGCGGTCGGTTTCGGCTTGGTACGCCTTGACCTGCGCCTCAAACTCCTTGACCTGCACCTCGCGGGCTTCCATGGACTGCTGGATGCCCTGAAGCATCTGCTGCATCATGCCCATTTCCTGCGACATGGCTTCCATTTGCTGGTTAGCCGCCTGCAAGGCCGGATCTTCCTCGTCCGCGAGCAGTTTGGGGTCGATCATCTTCTGAAGACGCTTGGCAATCTCCTGCGCACCCGGCCAGTCCATGTTCTTAACGAACAGGTCGCCCGCCACGCCCCACAGGTTCGGGTTGGCTTGCAGGATCTGGCTCATCGCGTCCATCGCTTCCTGACGCTTGGTCATGTACGACGGGCCTGTAGTTACAGCAACGTCGTACTTACCGACTGACGGGTTGTAGATCTTCTCGATCACCACGCCCGTTTCGTCCATCAGCTTACGCACCGGCTCGGGCTGCATCGGGTTGATCTTAACGGTCGAAGTCTCGCCGTCAATACCAATGATGCGCGCGATGCGCTGGGTGTCGTAAATCTTCGGGATAAGGTCAACGAGCTGACGCGTGACGTAGCGAATGGCGCGAGCCAGGTTGTCAACGTAATGGTATGTGCCTGTGTCGCCTTGCTTCTCACGCGCCAAGATGGCCCGGCCAGAGCGCTCGTTAGACGTGGCGCCAAGGCTGGAGTCATATTGACCCGTTGTTCCTTTAATGTCATCCGCCGCGCCCATCTTCGCCTGTATCAAGCCCGTCTGGGCGAGCGGCGGTGGTGCGCGTTGCGGTAGCGGCAGGACTGCGCCCTGCCCGTCAGTCACGTCAGGGTTGACCTCAAGGTACGGCCAGTTGGTCGTATTGGCGGTCTTCCACTGCGTCTCATAGCCTTCAAACTGTCCGCCGTATCCAATGAACGGCGCCTTGGGCGCGAGGGCCAGCATCTCTGCTTCCTGCGACACCCAGTAGTTGTACATGCGCTGGGCGTCCTTGGCGTTACGCACAAGGCCAGAGATGTACATGCGTCCTTCGACTTCAAACTCGTTGCCGACGACGCGCACGACCGGGATCCACTTGCCCGGCCACTCTTGCTCTTCAAGAATCTCGTACCCGTTGGTCTTCATCCACTTGATGCGCACGACATCTACGTCGCGTGTGCGCACCGGCTGAAGGCCTAGCATCTCTAGTTCCTTGGCTTCTGGTGAGCCATCAAAGGCCGTCTGGTTGCCTGGGTACAGATTCAGCGTAGCGCTGGAGTGTTCTTTGTAAAAATACTCCGCGATACGCACCGTATCACGGTTGATCCAGTTGTTGAGCGCTGCGTCACCGACGCCACGCTGGATGATGGACGAGATAGGCTCTGCGTTCGGGTACAGCCGCTCGTAGTCGCTCTTAGGGATGTCTTCGGTGATGAAACACCACTCGGCGTCAGAGCCGCATGGATCCTGAATGGCAGGATCCATGTACACGCTAAAGCTGTTACGCACGCGACCGATGCGGATGTCCTGCTCAAAGGTATCCTCGTCGCAGTATTCCGTCAGAACGCGCAAGTAACCCTCACCGTAGGTGACTTGGTTCTCGCACGCGGTGTCGTAGGCTACGTCGGCGTCTGAGATGTACTCAATGTGCCGCACGATGCCATCAAAAATCTCAGCGACCTCAATGTCCGCCTTGTCATCAACGGGGATGACCTTGCCCGACGGGCGGTTCTGTCGCTGATCGTTCGTGACCTGCCGCACATGCTGCGGCAGCTTGTTGATGGTCAGACACGGACGCGCGTTGACCGTCTGGCCCTGCACCGATCCGCGTGTGGCCAGCACGTCCTGCGGCCACTGCCACTGGTTGTCGGGCGAGCCTGCCATGAAGCGCAGGTCGTCCAGCTCATCCTCACGGCTGTCGCTGTACGCCGAGAGGGCCATCTGCATCCGGTCGCGCGCTTGCGCCAGAACGTCCGCAGGGTCTTTCTTGCGATTGCCCCGCGACGTAGGCGAGTTCGCTACGTAGCCTGCACCGATGATTCCAGTGGGATCTTTAGCCATTACTTGCTCTTTTTACCTTGCGCCTTTCGCTTGACCGAATACGCAATGGCCACGGCTTGCTTTTGCGGCTTGCCGGCCTTCATTTCGGCCTTGACGTTCTTGCGGAACGCCGATTTGCTTGCAGACTTGACTAACGGCATTAGGCCATTCTCCCTCGGTTGCGCATCGGCATGGGTGAGGGACGAAAATCCGCCGTTGTACGTACAATGTCCTGCGCCACACGCTTGCGCGGCATAGGCATCCGAGGCTGTTTAGCCGGTGCGCCAGACGGTTGAGCCAACATGTCGCCGATAGTAGCGCGTCGAGAGACGCCCATAGGGCCGTATGCCATGATTACTTCCTCTTTTTAGCCGTTTTGGCTGATTGTCGGAAGGCTTTGGCCGTCGGAGCGCCTTTACTTCCGGGTTTGCGCATCTTCTCACCACTACCGGCCGCAATGCGAGCCCGTTTAGCGTGAATGTTGCTGTAAAGACCTGGTTTAGCCACACTTCCACCTTCTAAGTGATGCTTTTGCTCGCTCCGCAGGGCCTTTTGACTTAGCCACTACGCCCTTCATGCGCGCGCAAAACGATTTCTTACGTCCTGCGTCCGCCTTCGTCTTCGGACTCGGCGCTGGCGCCTTGAGGTTAGAGCCCGTCTCGCGGTTGTACTTGGCTCGGCCCTTGGCCGTGAGCCCCGCGCCCTTCGACACGGGTTGCTTCTCGCCTCGTCCAACCGACAGTGATACGCCTTTCTTAGCCATTAGGCACCCATCCAACTGTTTGTCACCGCGTTGCCTTGCGACATGCGTAGCGTGCGCGGCTTCTCCCGATACTCCCGTCCTGCGACCGGATACGCGAACGTCACTGCGAGTGCGTCCGCCGCATCGGGTGAGGCCAACCCTCTAGCTTTCATATCCTTCTTGCTCTCTAGCAAGATCGCCCCGGCCGAGTTGAACTTTTGATGCGGGCCACAGATGTCGGACTTGAGCGCCCGATCCTGCGGCAAAGCAGCCGTTTTGAGCCACTCACGCATGTCGCCCCACATCTCGGAGCGTTTGTTCTGATACATCGCCGGGTTCTTCGACTTCCAGCCAAAGTTTACCCCACGAACCTTATACCGCTGCTCTTTCAGCCGGTCAAGTACGCCGTAGCCAAGCCCACCCTCGTCGATGACCGTGAGCGCCGGTTGGTACTCTTCTATCGCGTCGATGACGCGTCCGACCGTCTCCATCGTGTCTTCGCCTTGGTAGCGTTTAATCGCAACAATATCTCGTCCTTGTCGAACAACGATGACCGTACTGTCAGCTCCGCCTCGCGCTGGATCGACTCCGATAATGCGTGGCGCGCTCTCGTCCTTGTACCGTGGCCGGCCCATAGCCTCCTCCACAATTCGCGGACTAATGAACTGGTCGTCGCCGTCCGAAGGAAACTCTCCGTACACCTCCACTCGCGCTTGGGTGCTGTCGGCGCCGTACTCGGCGATGATCTGCTCGTAGACGGCTTTGTCCGTGTCCTCGACTTGCCGCGCGTCGATGTTTTGCGTTTTCCAGAAGGCTCGTTTGCCGTTGAAGCACTCATAGAAGTACCCCTCATTGCGTCGTGGGTTGCTAAACGCACACCAAAAGCGGTTCGGCGTGTTCTCCGTAAAGAACCCCGCCGTCACCGACCAGATCGGGTCAGGTATACCCGACGCCTCGTCGAAGATCACCATTACGCCATCGTGGTTGTGCACGCCCGCGTACGCGTCTGGGTTCTCCTCGCTCCAGAGCCGCCCCTCCACCGACCAGTAGCGCGTACCTTTCTTCAGGTCTCGCTCCACCAGCTCCGCGAGCCACTTAGCCGGCATGACGCGCGTGGCTGACACCTCGAACCAATGGCTGTTGATCAGCAGCGCCAGCCACTTAGTCACCTCGGCCCAGGTGACCGACCGCAACTGCGCTTCCGAGTTAGCCGACACAATGGTCGTGGAACCAATTCTAGTTGATAACATCCATAGAATTAGCCAAGAAACCAAAGCAGACTTACCGATACCACGACCGGAGGCGGTCGCCATGCGCATGACCTCATACGCAGAGGCCGTCTTGTTTTTGGCAATGTGCGCCGCGAGATCCCGCAGCACCTTGCGCTGCCACTTGCGCGGCCCGTGGAAGTGCTCCAGCGGCGTGTCCTTCTGCCCCCACGGGAACGCGAACAGCACGAACGCCTCCGGGTCGTCCTTGATGGCGGGCGTCCACAGCTGCGCCATGAGGCGCTGCTCGTCCTCGGCGCTATAGATCGGTAGTTGCATATTCTGCCATCGGCGCGGATGCCGCGCGGGTGGGGGCGTGGGTCAGTGCAGCCGGTGTATCCGACAGTGCTCGGCCCTCGATAACGCGAGCGTTCGCCTCTTGCAGCGCCGCGGTGATGCTAATCTGCTGCTGGATGTCCACCTGCACCTGCTGCTTGGCGACCCAGCCATGCACGTGCTGGAGTATGGCAAGAGAAGCCTTTGTATCGCCATTGCGAGCCGCAAGACGCAGTTGGTTCGCGGCCTCAGATTCACTATCTGCACGACCCTTGGCCTCCGCCATCGCTGCCAGAGGATCCATCTGGCATAGCCGCCTGTATTCGGTGGGCAGCATCCCCGCTGCCAAGGCAAGACTATCACCCTTCAACCCGAGCGCGGCGGCGTCATAAATCGCCTGAAGGCGCGCTTCGGTGGCCTTGATCTCACGAGGCTCAAACGGGAGCGATTTGAACATGCGTCAACAGTACCGTGCGCGTAAGGAAATGGCAAGCGGTGTGCAGGATCCCCTGCCGGGAGGCCGCGATCCACAACATCCGTGTGGCCTGTGTGCCGGGGCGGAGTGCCTTAGGTATGCAGCACTATTGTGCCTTCAGCTTCCTCCCGGTCGCTACCAGCGCACCTGGTCAGACACCGCGACGAAAGGTTAGCAAAGAATCCTTTAGCAAGGCAACACGCTAATAAAGGATACGGCTGTAAGCAATGGGCTACAACTGTAAGCAATGGGCTTACGGCTGTTTGCTGAAAAAATAAAAAATTTTTTGTGGCCCCATCGTAACAGTGACCTGTCGCCTCCATGACCCTCCCCCCCATGCTCTCAGCAAACGAGCCGTCAGCATGCAAGCGTAACGTTATAACGTAACAGCTAGTCGGCGTGTCGAGCTGCCAGCCGATCGCATCCAGGCTTGTGGGCGTTGGGCAATTTGGGCAATGCCCAAGCAAGTCGGTTTTGAACCATGCGGCCGTCAGCCGTTGGGCAATTTGGGCAACCAAAAGCAAATAGCCCAAAATGCCCAATGGCGGGCGTTGGGCAATTTGGGCATGACCCACCAGCATCGCTGCCGGCCGAGGATTTCACTGTCAAATTACGCTTGTGAAATTTCACAGCCTAAAAATAGAATTTCCACCTTTAGCAGACAACCATGACCCAAATTGCCCAAGACTCTCAATTCGGCCTGCACTTTCAATTAGTTAGCGGTGGGCAATTCTCCCCAAAAACATGACCCAACGCATGACCCAAATTGCCCAACGCCAAAAATACATAGCAACAAAGGCCACTAATATCTGTAAAACAATCCTTGACAGACTATTCGGCCGCATTTAATCTGTACTCACTGACAACGCACTTGGAGTACACGCCATGAAAACAATCCGCGACAAATTCAAATCACACCGCAACGGTTGGACAACATCATTTGAGCAGCAATACCACAACGGCATGATCACGGTAACAATCCGCACCGACGCCGGTGAGGTATACGATCGCATCCGTTGTGATGACTACCGCAACGCCATGGATTACTGGCGCGCCTTTAATGGTATCGCCAAGGCGGTGCGCTCATGACTCGCATTATCAACACCACCATTCTCTGCTGCGCCGCCGTCGCCGCGTTCGGTTTCGTCGCCGACGATATCGCGCTCACCTATGGCGCTGTCATTGTCGGCGGCATCGTGTCGGTCATTGACTACCTGCGCGACACTCTGTAAACTTATTTCGTACAGTAAACTAACCTAAAGGACTAATCGCCATGCAATACTCACTCACTATCTCTCTCGCCACCTTGCGCGCCGCCCGTACTCATTCGGCCGAAAAAGACTTGCGCACCTATTTGTGCGGCGTCTATCTTGACACGCAGCGCGGTAAGGTAGTCGCCACTGACGGCCACCGGATGCTAGTCGCCAATGCGCGCGGCGTTATGTATCCGACGGGCGCCGCCGTCATCATCCCGAATGACTTACTTGACGCAGCGCTAAAGCAATTCACGGGCGACTACGCACGCGGCAAGTCATTAGGCGCTGCGGACGTGTTGATCACGGTAGACGGCGCGCAAAATACCCTGACGATCAAGACGCCATCCGGCCAGGTGCAAGGCCAGCCACTTTCAGGCCAATTCCCTGAGTGGCGCCGTGTTGTGCCCAAAGGCGATGAAGTGACGACGACGGCACCAGCCGTGATCAACTGGCAATACGTCACCGATGCGTGCGACGCCATCACCATTGCGCGCAATGTGCCGAAGTCCAAGGCAGGCCAGCACCCTGTGCGTGTCCACCAGCGCGGCGAGTTTCCGTCGGTCATCTGCGACACCGACGCGGATATCGTCGTCATCGTCATGCCACTGCGCAACGATATGAGCGCCGAAGCGCCGCGCAATGCGTGTGGCATGGCGCACCTAGATGCGCTGCCGTACAGCGATGAGACGCGCGAGACCGTCGCCGCCGAAGCTGCCTAACATGGCGAAACGCGCGGCGCCCATGGCCGCGTGTCTACGGGTGTGACCCGTACTGATGAGCCACTAACCTAAACTAAAGGAAACAACGCCATGGGATACACCATCAACGACAGCGACAACCGACACAATGGCTGGACAAACTACGCCACCTGGCGTGTCAACCTGGAAATATTCGACGGCATGGATATACGCGACGACTTCGGCGACGACTTGCCGAGCACTCACGCGCTCGCCGATTGGCTGGCCGATCTCGCCGACAACCACGTTACTAACTTCGGCTCGCTGGATGGCGCCGCCGTGGACTACGCCCGCGCGTTCCTCGCCGATGTTAACTGGCGCGAGATTGCCGAACATATGTTAGACGCCGCGCGCGTCGATGCTGAAGCCTGATTCATCACAACTAACTGGAGACCTAAAACTATGAAAACTGCAACACTCGCCGCGCTCGCCGTGGCTACCCTCACCACGACCGCGCAAGCGGGCATATTCGCCACAAGCCCCATGGCCGCGCCGATGAAGGGGCGCACGGTACTGACAACGGACGCGTGTGCGCTGCCGCTGGATGCCGCCGCGCTCGGTACGACGGCGGGCAACCTAGCGGGCATGCGCCGCGCGTTCTACTACCTCGACAGCGGGCGCACGGAAGAGGGGTGCTGGCGCTACGATGCCGAAACGGTCGTCCTCGCATGGCCAGCATCGAAGGTGCTCACCCGCCGACCCGTGGGTAACTTCAAGGTGACTGACCGCAAGGCTACCGCATGGGAGGCGCTGCGATGAGCAAGGCCAACTATGTGATCCGCTACACGGCGGGCGGCGCTGAGTACGAGGGGCGCTACATGCTGCTAGAACGTGACGCCGACGGGCGGTATACGGGCGTGGCGCGGCCTGTGGAGCTGCCGCAGGACGCGACGGCCTTTGCCAAGGCGCAAGCCGAAGCCATCGCCAACGGCCAGCCCTGCGAGGCCGTGGAGCTGCCAGCGTGACGGCGCAAGCCCGCAGCGCCCTGCGTAGCCGCCCCCGCTGCCCTACGTGCAACGGGAGCGGCTACGACCCTCTGATACCGCCGGACGATGACCTAGGCTCATTCGACTGCCTCGTATGCGACGGCACCGGATACGACAACCGCACACCCGACCAATGGCTACCCGACCTGATACCAACCCAACGTGAGGAACACGACCCATGGCTATGACACTCGGTGACATATTCAAAAAATTGCGTGCTTGGTGGAACGGCGAGCACGACGACCCCGCGCTGTTCGTAGGCGCGGCTGATACCGTCCCCGACCATCAGTTTAAAGACTTGACACGCCGCCTACGCGAGCGCCAAGAGGCCGCCCGTGACGAGCTCGGCGAGCGCCACTTGCTGCACCCAAGCCATGCACCCAAACGCCGCAAGCCGCGCAAGCTCGGTGCGCCCGTCAAGGCCAAGCGCAGCAAGGCCAAGGGCAAGAGGGCGCAGCCGTGACGCGCCTATCGTGGGACGAGCTCGACGCCTTCGCGCGTGACCTGGGGCGGCCTGACGATGCGGAGACCATGTACCGGCAACCGGCCGCGCTGCACCCGTACGCACCCGCGCAACCGGCCACCGAACCGGCCACGGGTGATGCGGTCAACCCCGACCATTACAAAGTCGGCGGTATTGAAACGATCGACTACATGAGGGCTAAGAGTACGCCCGAGGAGTTCGAGGGTTATCTACGCCTATCGGCGCTCAAGTACCTGAGCCGCGTCGGCCATAAGCACGGCGACCATGACGCCGCACGGGCTGAGGAGTATAAAAAAGCTCTGTGGTTTATTGATCGCCTGGTGCGAGAGGTGGAGCGATGACCCGCGACGACATCATCGACCGCGAATTACTTGAACTCGCTGCGAAGGCGGCTGGTGCAACGTGGATTGATGACAACTGGCCGGAAGACTTGCCGGGACTGATGCTTGACTTTGGAAAAGGGACTACGCAATGGAACCCCCTTGCCGACGACGGCGATGCGCTGCGGTTGGCGGTGAAGTTGGGATTTTGTGTAGACATTAAAAAACAATTTACTGTTGCAGGACGTTCGTATGAAAACCGTTGGCAACAATCTCACGACATCGCCCCCTACGCCGCCACCCGCCGAGCCATTGTGCGAGCCGCAGCAGAGATTGGGAGGAACATGAAATGACCCTTGACAGCATCATTCAAGTAGCGCGTGAAGTTGGATTCACTATAAAAGTAGAGGACGTTGATAAGTTTGAACGCTTCGCCGCACTCGTTGCCGCAGCCGAACGGGAGGCGTGTGCGAAGGTGTGTGACGTTCAAATTGCAAGCGAAGTGCTAACTAAACTAGAAAAATACCGCGCAGGGTTTATTGCAGACGTTATACGTGCGAGAGGAGAAATGAAGTGAGCGACATAGTAATTAACCAAGGAATAATAGCCAGCACATCGGTGACCGACACCACACGACGAATTTACGGCAGCACTATTGCGCTTGCGTCAATGCTCACAGATGCCCACAGAAAACTTCGGTACTTTGTCATTGAAGAAGTGAACGGCGGTGTTCAGTTGAAATTCACTAATACAAACCCAGAACCGGAGCAACCGCGATGACCCGCGACGACATCATCCAACTAGCACTAGAGCATTTCGGCGCAGTACTTAAACCGTCTGATTTGGAAGTGAAGTTAGCCGCGCTTGCTGTAGCCGCCGAGCGTGAGGCGTGTGCGAAGGTGGCAGGGCCGCACTTAAACGGCGAGATTGCCGCCGCGATTCGGGCGAGGGGTGAATGATGGACATCCCAAAGGCTGAACTCGACGCCATCGTACGCAACTACGTCAACACGGTGCACACACTCTGCCATTACGAGCTGGCGCTACACACCATCGCCAACATGGGGCGAGACAACGCCGACGACGCGCACACCATCGCTCGCAAGGCGCTAGAAGCAGGGCGCGAGCGTGCCAAAGCTAACGACGACTGAATGGTGGATCCGGCGACTGTGCCGCCACATTGACACGGTACGGCGGGTAGCGCGGCTCCAGCCTTGGAACCGCCTCCCGCTTGTGACCGATAGGGCGCTCGTTCATGAGCGCTACACTCAACTAAAGGCCAATAAACGTGACGTACTTACTCTTGACTATCGTCGGCGCCATTCTGGTTGAGTGGCTATTCTCCGACAACGGATAGCGCGGGCTCTGCACCCTCGGCCATCCGGCGAAGCTCCGACTTCGACAGGTTCGCAAACTGCGGGTGAGCGAATATGTGCTTCTTGGTCGGGTACTCTTTTGAGTGCAACCGGCCAACATCCACCCAGCCCGCATCGCGCAGCGCGTGCATGAGCGCAGCAGGGACAACCTTGACGCCAGAGGGCGCCATACCCTGCAAGCGATCACAAATCTGATAGAAGGGCGAGGCGATCACGCCGCGCGAGAAGTCGCCCTGACGCTGACGGATCATCTCGACTAGGAACGACTCGGCCGTGCTCATCGCCGATTCGATCATAATGGCCTTCGCTTCGGTCATCGGCGGCGCGGCGCCTGGGTTGAACTTGGACACGTCACGCGCATCCAGCCAAGCCGCTACAGCCTCAAAGCCGCCGTTGTGATACCAGTGCCAGAGCGCTTGCGCGTCGAAGGGCGGCAGACGATCTGCGTCTGACCACACGACGAACCAGCGGCGGTCATCTGACGGTAGGCTGATAGCGGCGCGCTCGTTACTGAACGACACCACGAGCACGCGGTTCAGCGCCTCGTATGGGTGCAAGCCCTTGCGGTTGACCGTGAGCAGCTCAGGCGGCGCGGCAATGATGGGCTTGAGGCTATTCTCCAGCGCTCGGCGGTCTTTAGCCTCGGCTTGGCGCAACTCGTTGATGACGATGACCTCGGACTCCAGCGCGTAACCCCACTGCGAGTTCAATTCTTCGTTGCGTACGGTCGTGACGTTGACGCGCTGATCGCCACCGATAGACCAAAAGAACGGCGCCCAGAGCGTGTCCTTACCGCTGCCGGGCTTGCCCGCGTGCAGCACCGCATGGTTGATCTTTTGGTTGGCATGCTGACGTTTGTAGGCCATCACGTCAAAGACGTGCTCGCGCTCGGCCTCGTCTGGGATCATCCGCTCGGCATGTTGTAGCCACATGGATACGTCACCGCCCGTGACGGCAGGGCGCGCATCGCGCCAGCGGTTGCCGTACACGAGCCCGTTACGGCTGACGAGAATGGACTCGCCAGCGGCGAACGTGACGCCGACCAGCGCCCGTGCGCCCATCGCCTGACGGTTCTCGTCAAAGCAGACCGACGCCTCAATGCGGCGGTTGTTGTGGATGCTGTGGCAACTGACGTGGCGATACAGCGCGTTGAAGGTCGAGCGCGAGAGCTCTCGGCGATCTTCCATGTCAAAGTAAGAGTCATCGTTCTGGACGTACGCAAAGCGCTCGTACCACTTTGACTTGTCAATGCGGCCAAGCTCTCGGCGCTCGACTTGCTTGACGACCTCGCTGGCTTCGTCTGGGTACTCGGCGGTCGGTGTGATCTTGCTCAAGGCGGCCTCCATCTTCTTTGCCAGCAGGTCGTCCCGCAGGCCATAGCCCGTCTTGGGGCCACCCTCGGCTTCCACCCACCGAAGGAACCGCTCGCTGTCCCACTCACCACAATGGCCGTGGAAGCACTTATAGCTACGGGAAACGGGATTGTACCGCCCGCCGGGGTCGTTCGTCGTGTGCTCGGCATGGTTGGGGCAGACCACCCCGTACCAACCCTCGCCGTTGGCCTTATCCAACAGCAACCCTCGGGCTTGGATCCACTCCAAAACGGTGTCAAGACCGTCGTCCTGAAGATATACGCCGCGTATATACGCCGTATCGACAGGGCCAGGGGTGACGCCAAGCGCTTTAACGATCTGCGTTAAAGTGAACTCGCGCTCAGGGTGGAACTCCACCAGAACGGACTCGAAATTATCGCGCCCTTCCTTCAGATTGACGCTGCCGGGGATGCGGAAGTTACGCACCGGATTCACCGCACCGGGGTCGGTGAATCCTGCCTCGGCGATGGCCTTAATCGCGGCGCTGAACTCGCCCTTCAGCGGCTGATCGTCAAGGCCGAAGGTGTAGCCCCACTGGTAATTGCCGGGGCTAGTCTCGATCTTCCACGTCGGCTCCAGCGGCGGGACTTTGGACTTCGTGCCCACGTCATCCAGCACCAAGAACGCCACCCGCTCGCAGTTAGCGGCAGAGGCCGACAGGCCGTCGGTGAAGCGCTCGACGATGAAGCAGCCCGTGTTGGCGTACCAGGCACCCTTGCGGGTGAAGTTAGCGCGCTCCGGCAGGAACGGCGGCCATGTATACTTCGGAGTCCCGTCCTTATGCAGGAGGGGCTCGCCACCCCGCACAATGGGCTTCTGGCGCACGAACAAAATGGTTTCCCCTTCCGGGGCGATGTTGGTAA